AATGCTAAAGTTAACTCAACATTTAATACATTTTTAAAACGTAATGACAGATTTTTCTTTCATAAACTTACAACTAAATATAATAAGGAAGAAATGCTAGAATATTTTGTATGCAACTTCTTTCACAATTCAAAAACGTGGATAGGAAACTTAGTCAGAGCAGATGGAGAAACTAATTATACAAAGTGGAAAAAGTATAATCAAGCACTTACCTACAATTTTAGAAATGATTGCTTATTGGTTCGTAATATCATTGATGGCGATAGGATTTCTTTTGATGATATGTTCCGTGTACCTAATGGCCAACATCCGAGATTGTTACGGTTACTTCTTTCTGAACAAATTGGAGTACAAACATTCATCATCTTGGATAAGATTTTATCGTTTGTTAAAAATTGGGATAAAGAAATTGCTGAAACTATTATCTGGCCTGAAAAGTCATTTAAGATTACCAAGTTAAAACCATTTGTTAATTTCAATATAACAAAATGTAAATTTATTATGAAGGAGGTGTTTGTATGATACCAGAGTCAAACAAATATGGTGATAAAACAATTGATAGAATCTATCAAAATCTACACGGCACATTAGAATTAGTTTTAAAAGATGGTTCTACCTACGATGGTAAGATTGATAAGAAATCAATCAAACTATCAGACGGTTCTTTGGGCTATGTTTACAATGTAAAAAATAAGTGGTTTGATAGAACAGGTATGCCTATAGATAAACCTGATAATCTTATAACAAGGGAAAAAAGTAATGAGTAAGGTATTTCTAATTGGTAATGGTGAAAGTAGAAAAGACTTTGATTTAAGTCTTTTAAAACCTCACGGTAAACTATATGGGTGTAATGCTATCTATAGAGATCATCCAGATTTAATTGATGTGCTTACAGCTGTTGACGGTGGTATGATACACGAAGTTTATCATAGTGGCTTTGCTCAAAAGAAACCTTGTTATTTTAGAGCATGGACAAAAGTACCAACAATGTTATATCAAAGTATTGTTGAAGGTATGGCTTCTATACAAGATTTAAAAGATATGAAAGAATTTGATTTGATAAAGGCAAATGAACAAGACGACTCACAAGAGTTTGTTACACACGGTTCTACAATAGAAGGTGCTGTTACAATATTAAAAAAAGCAAAAGAAGAAGGCGGTGATAGAGAACGAGTAAAAAAACATATACACAATTCACACGTCTATGTTTCTTGGATAAAAGAACCAGATCAAGCATATGATATAAGAGATTGTGAAGAAGATGGAAGAGATGATGGCTGGGCTTGTGGACCTACAACAGGTTACATAGCAACTAAGTTAGAAAAACCAGATGAAGTTTATATGATAGGCCACGACCTAGTATCTGATACCAATACTGTAAATAATATCTATAAAAGCACACACAATTACGTTGCTTCAGAATTTGAACCTACACCATCAGGTAATTGGGAGTTACAATGGAAAAGACTAATGGAGTTAAACCCTAAAATTAAGTTTTTTAAAGTAAATAAAGAATTAAACGATAGTCCTACAAACCGTAAAATAGACGTATTTACAGCACAAGAGGACATCAATTTAGAATATATTGATCAAGCACAGCTGCTTGACAGATTGAGTTAAATCTGTTATAATAAGATTATGTTTGATGAAATTTTATATAAAATTTTAGACAGAATTTCTACCTTTATAGAAAAGGTGAAAAAAGTTATTAATGACAAGAAAAAGAAGTATAAATAATATTATACTTACATTAATACAAATACGTACAACAATATATACAAGGAGATACATACAATGTCAAGTGCATTAGAAGCCCTAAAAAAGTCAAAGTCAAACTTTGATGCTCTAACTAAGAAGTTAGAAAATACAATCGAACAACCCGAAAAGAAAAACAAATACCAAGACGATAGGTTATGGAAACCTGAACTTGATAAGTCTGGCAATGGTTACGCTGTAATCAGATTTTTACCTGCTATTGAAGGTGAAGATATGCCATGGCAAAGAGTTTGGCATCACGCCTTTCAAGGACCAGGTGGTCAATGGTATATTGAAAACTCTTTAACTACACTTAACAAAAAGGATCCTGTTAGTGAAGAAAATACAAGGTTGTGGAATACAGGCATAGAAGCCGATAAAGAAATTGCTAGAAAAAGAAAAAGAAAGTTACAATACTATTCTAATATTTTAGTAGTTAGCGATCCTAAACATCCTGAAAACGAAGGCAAAGTATTTCTATTCAAGTTTGGTAAGAAAATATTTGATAAGATTACTGAAGCAATGAACCCAGCGTTTGAAGATGAAAAAGCAGTTAACCCATTTGATTTTTGGGAAGGTGCAAACTTTAAATTAAAAATCAGAAAAGTTGACGGCTATTGGAATTATGATAAATCAGAATTTGAGCCGATTAGTAGATTAAAACCTACTGATGAGGAGATTGACAAAATATGGAAATCTCAATATGCTCTAAAGCCCTTCATTGATCCAAGTAATTTTAAATCTTATGAGGAACTCAAAGAGAAACTGAATAAGACACTTACTGGACAAAGAAGTACTGAGTCAGTTGAAGATATTGACCTCCCACCTGCTAGTGATAGCGTGCCAATGTCTTCTAACAATTCAGTAGAGGAAGTTGGATCATCCAACGATAGTGATGACGATCTATCGTACTTTAGTAAACTTGCTGAGGATGATTCCTAATCTATCTCTCTCACTTTCTCAATTGGGTAGCCTTCGGGCTACCCACTCTATAAAAATATAATATTACTATGGTATTAAAAACATCAAAATTATTACAAACAGTTGAAGAAGAATTAAATAATGATATTGGACGTAATATTGATAAAGATATTGCTGTTGATTTATCTGTCCATAAATCATTTAAACCATTTATTAAAAAATCATTAGAGTTGTGTCCATTTGATCATGGACCATATGCTCACGAATATAAAAGAAGATTAAAACTTGGAGGTAAATTTTTAGGTAGAAAAGTTTTAAAAATAAAAGATAATGGTGACGACATTGTAACCGAAGATAAAGATGGATACACAACTCAAAAACACAGAATAGTTGGTGATAATCCTGAGGCAGAATTATTAAGAGAAAAAATATCAAAACAAGGATTTAAATTAAATTTACTACCTCCAGTTTTTGCTGAAATGCCCGATGGCTATCTACACGTAGCAACTGGTAATGGAAGAATATATGCGGTTAAAAAAAATGACGTAAATGATATAATATGCGATCTATATGATTTTTCACAAATGAAAGAAGTTGACGCTAAAGAAGCTTTTATATTACTTGGTCAGATGACAAATCCACAAGAAGATAAAGGTTGTCCGAGTACAGCTGAAGACTATGCAAATTCACTATATGAACTATATCAAATAGGTAAAATGAATGGTGATTTAGACACTAACGAAGGATATAATGTTTTACAAGATAGTGCAGATGAAAAATTAAAATTTATGGTAGGTAATTATTACTTTAAACCATCAGAATACGAAAGAGCTAAAAACATTTTTATAGATAGACTAAAATCTAAAAGAAAATCTAAAAATAATATTATTCCTAGAAATTGGTCAAAAGAAGCAAATAGACTTCGTTGGATGAAAGCACAAGGTTATGTAGATACAAAAAATACAAAATATGTAAATGTATCAGCTTCTATAGTAACAAAAGCTTTATCTGACATTGGTGAAAAATATAGACAATATGTTAAAAAGTTACCTATAGATGAAAGACATAAACTACAAATATATGTTATTATAAATTCTGGTGTGTTAGAAAATAATACAATTGAAAAACAAGTTGTAAAAAGAAATCAGGATTATTATAATTTTCAAAAGAAATGGTTTGGGTCAATTGATAATAATTTATATTATTATAAATCAAAAAATAATAATTCTGATATAATATCTACTGAAGAAAAAATAAAACTATTGGGTGGTATGCCATATTTTAGACACAACAATGAAGGTGATGGTTTAATCACAGTTGAACAGATAAAAAAACTTAAAAGAACAAATGTTAGAGAAAAGAAAAACGTTTAAGAGATTTCCAAAAATAGAACCAAGAAGACAAGCTTACAAAGGTCGTTTTAGACCTTTAAACAGGCAAAAATATATTGGTGATGTAAACAATGTATTTTTCAGATCCAGTTGGGAATTAGCATTTATGAAATATTGTGATAAAGAAAAAACAATAGTAAAATGGGGTAGTGAAGAAATAAAAATACCTTACATAGTTTTTGACAAAAGAAAAACATATTATCCAGATTTTATAATAGTAAAACAATTGCCAAATAAGAGTTTTGAAAAATATCTAATAGAAATAAAACCACACACACAAACTAGAAAACCTGTATTAAAAGAAGGCTCCAGATCAACTAGTACATATAAAAAGGCACTTTACACATATGAAGTGAACAAATGTAAATGGAATGCTGCATTTGCTTGGTGCAAAAAACGAAATATTACATTTAAGATTATAACTGAAAAGCACGTAAAATTCTTCTAAAATTGTCATAAATAGTAGTATGGCAAGCGTATTTGATACAATTAAACAAAAAGCAGGCGATACAGATAAATCGGCTACGTGGTATAGAACACAAGTAAATAAGATTGCTAGTGGTACTACAGCAGGTCAATTATTCAGACAAGGTAAACTTAACGGTAGACCTAGTGTAGGACGATTGAACTTATTTGGGTATAACCCTAAATTTAGAAAGACTTTACCGTACTACGATATATTTCCTTTAGTCTTGCCATTAGAACCAATATCAGGTGGATTTATGGGTATGAACTTTCACTATCTACCACCGTTGTTGAGATTTAGACTATTAGAACGTATGCAAGCAACTGCTACGGATCAACGATTTGATAGTAAAACAAAATTTGATGTAACTTATGATGATGTAAAAAATATAAAGATTGTAAAACCAACAATCAAAAAGTATTTGTATTCATATGTACAAACAGGATTTTTAAGAATAAATGCAGATGAAGCTGCAGTTGCAATATACTTACCTGTACAAAGATTTAAAAAGGCAAATGAAGCACAAGTTTATTCAGACAGTAGGAGATTTATTTAATGTCATTAATTAGTGTCGGTAAAAGAATAGGTGATTTAGATATACGTTTAGGTATACCACCATCAAAATCACAGTTTAGTGTTAATGATACAAACAAACGTTTTGATTACAATAACAAAACAACAAATAGAGATTCTATATTTAATAGATTTAGATCAGGTATTACACAAGCTGGTGGATTTGCTAGACCAACACAATTTCTAGTTACAGTAGATGGCCCAAAAGGTAGTGCATTAGGAAATGTTGGCATTTATAATGACACTCAATCATTAGATCAAGTTGCTCGATTACATAAAAGTGCTAAACTATCTGATGCCATTAAAACAAATTTACAATTAAGAATGGATTTATTTTGCTCAAATGTTAGTATACCTGATAAAACAATAACTGATGATGTCAATGAACAGTATTATGGACCTAAAAGAGCAATGGCAAAAAATGTACAATATGGCGATGTAACATTAGAATTTTACACTAGTATTAATTATGAAGAAAGATTATTTTTTGAAGCATGGCAAAACTCTATAATTGATCCTATCAGTCATAACGTAGGATATTATGATGACTATGCCACACCATGTATGATTACAATTACACCATTGACAAAAACATTTACAGCTGCATTGGCAAACTTTAAACCATCAGGTGATCCAGGCAGAGATAGACAAGAGTTAAGAAAAAGTTTAGGTGATCAATCAGGTTTTTCATCATATCAAGTACAAATGTATGAAGTATGGCCTAAAACAATTGCTGCTACACCATTAAGTTATGACGCAGGAAGTGGAATTGTTAAAACAAGTGTCACATTTACATATAGAAATTATGCTACAACAGCATGGAACTTTCTAGCAAAAAATAATACTGAAGAATTTAAAACACTTGACAGAATGGAATATAGAACAAATACTACAAACATACAAGGTAGTTTTTTAGATAATTTACCATTTGGTATTGGTAACGAAATAGGTAGAGCGGGTCGTCAAGTTTATGAAACAATTAAAAAGAATATACCGATAGGTAGAGTAACGGGTGGTAGTGTATTCCCAAAAGGTCTTCCAGACCCTAAAATTATACGAAACATATTTTATTAATAATATAAGGAGTGAAAATGAGTATACCATTAATGAAAGTGCCTGAATATGATTTAACATTATCAAATAATGTAAAAATAAAGTACAGGCCGTTCTTAGTAAAAGAACAAAAACTATTGTTACTTTCAAATGAAAATCAAAATGAAAGTGAAATGGTTAATATCTTAATTGATATTGTACAAGCGTGTGTAAAAGGTGATATAGATGTTAAGAAACTGCCTGTATATGATTTTGAATGGCTGTGGTTAAATATAAGATCAAAATCTATTGGTGAGGTTGTGAATTTGAAATTAAAATGTCCAGATGATGACACACAAGTTGTTGACTATGAATTAAGAATAGAAGATGTAAAACCTGATTTAAATAAAAAAGTTAATACTAAAATTGAATTTACAAAAGATTACGGTGTAGTGATGAGAATACCTACAATCAAAGAAGTTGCAAACAAAAGAACAATTTTAGATATGTCAATTAATTTAATGAGAGATTGCATTGATCAAATATATCAAGGTGAGGAATTATTTGAAGCAAAAGAAATTGAAAAGGAAGAGTTGAATGAGTTTTTAGATAATCTTACAATGACACAATTTAAAAAGATAAAAGATTATTTTGATACTTTGCCAATTATATCACATACGATAAAATATAAAAACCCTAAGTCGGGTGTTGAACACAATTTATTATTACAAGGAGCAACTGATTTTTTTCAGTTACCCTCTTACACGAAAGCCTAGAGAGTTATTTTAGAACAAATTTTGCTTTAATGCAATATCATAAATATTCTCTATCAGACCTTGAAGGAATGATACCGTGGGAGAGGGAAATATATGTTGAACTATTAATGCAACATATAAAAGAAGAAAACGAAAAGTTAAGAGAAAAACAAAGAGGGAGAACATAATGTTAGAAACAGGAAAATACATAATTAAAAATGTGTGGGTATTTTTAAGAGATGAAGTGCCACAGTTTTTATCAAACTGGAGAATGATACCAAGAGTGTTTATGCTATTGTATGGTGTTGCATTTTATGAAACAATGCAATGGTTTATGGCACTGGCTGAACCAAACAACGCACAGGCAGGTTTTGTATCTGTAGTAGTTGGTGCTGGTGCAGCTTGGTTTGGATTATATGTAAATGGTAAACCTAGTAAAATAGAAACAAAGAATTAACAAATGCAATCAAAAGTCTTTAAAAAAGGAAGTCCTGAAAATTTTAATAAGATTCTTAAAAGACAAAAAGAAGAAGAGTCTGATCCTAAGTTTGCTATATCTGATGCCTTGCAAGAATATCAATCACAGTTAGAGAAATCTGCTGGGTATCAGAATCAAAGTAAATTAAATGATGCTAAAATAAGAACAGATATAGTCAACTATGTGATAAACTATGGTCCTGGTGATTTAGAAGGATTAAAAGGAATGGAGTTTGATGACGCAAAAACTCTACAAAAGACTATTGAAAAAGAAATAGGTGAATATGAAGGATTAAATAAAAAAGGCATTATTAGTGATGAGGAACTTATATTCATAAAAGAAACTGTAGGTAGAACAAATGAACAACTAAAAAAAGTTTTAGGACTAACCACAAAATTATCATTATCATTTAGAGATTTTAAAAAAGAATTAAAACCTTTAAAATTAGCACAAAGAATAGGTCTTACAAATATACCAATCATTGGTAAAAGAATTGAAAGGGCGATTGAGTCTGATGAGCAGGCAGAAAGTAATGCATTATCTTTGAAAAGAAGATTAAGAACAAAAGAGGCTAAAGAGCAATTTAAAACTGGTGGACAAAGTACCGTACAAACACAATCAGAGCAAAGAGAAGAATTAGCAAAAGAGGCCACATCATCACTATTTACAGAAGCACCATCAATAAGTGCAAGAAGTGTATCAAAAGAAAATTTAGTAGAAGAAGAACGAGAATCTGATAAACAATTTGAAACATCATCAGGTTTGTTAGAAAAGATATTAATTGAATCTGAATTAACAAACGAATTATTAGGTGGTAAAAAACGTGGAGAGAGTGATGAGGGAGTTGGTTTTTTAGAAAAAGTTTTGGGCATAAAAATTCTTAAAGATATGTTTACAAAACCAGGGTTTGTACCAAACGCTGGTAAAGTAGCAACAGCATTGACAGGATTAACAGCAACAGGATTAGGTATAACTGTATTGTTTGGAGGTGCAGTAGGAACAGCAATAGGTAAACTTGTTAAATACTTTTTTGGTTCAAGGGACGACAATCCAAATGAAAGAGAGATAGAAAAAAAAGAAAGTGAATTTGGATATAATGATGAAACAAATATGGATTATGGATACCTTGCTGAAGATAAAAAAGAAGCAATTATAAAAGACGAATATACCAAATACAAAGGTGAATTAGGTGATATGTCGTTTGAAGAATTTAGAGATGCTAGAAAGAATATTGGCATAGGAAAATATATAGAGGGAAGTAATCGAGCAGATAAAGGTAATGCAGAGTCAATGAAAAATATTGACAAGATAAAACTTTACAATGAAGATCCTAATAAATTTAGTACAATGTATCCAAAGAAATCATTTTTTCAAAAAGTATCCGATGTTTTGTTTAGTGGAACAACTGAAGATTTAGAAAAAACGTATTCAGGTCAATCAGCTGCAATGGGATTAATGGACACTAACTTTATACCTTTACAAAAAAATGAAAAGGTAAATGAAATGAAAGTCAATCAACTAGAAAAATTAGAAGTACAAAATGGTGCAGGCACAAATGTTATCAATAATAGCGTTGTTAATGCTGACAATTCTACTAGTATGACTAATGATATGAACACATCTATAGGCACAACAAACGCAGATAAAACAGTTGAGAAGTTTGCAAACTACTCATAAATATTAATATGTCAAAACCTTTTAAACTTATAACAAATGTAGTAAATGGATTATTTAAAAAACAATCCTCTGGACTAACAGGTGGTACTGTAGCAAATTTTAATACTATTGCTAGTAAAAAGGGAATTATAAATTACAATCCAACAAACGCTGATTATTCATCTCCTCATAGAGTAGAAAGTAATAACTTTTACGTGTACCCTATAGACAAACAAGATCAGGAACATTATATTTTATTTGATATAATTGAAAGACAGGCTGGAGATGCAACACCTAAAATTGGTGGTAATAGACAAGCAACTAAAAGAGCAGATAACCTTGATCAAGTTGTATATGGTGCAAATAGATTTTTTAGTGAGAGTTTTGTTAAAGGTGGTGATTTTGATATAACAGGAAGTGCAGGATCAAAAAGAGTAATAAAGGATACTATAGCAATATATATGCCTCAAACAATAAAATTTCAATATGCAGCTGGTTATGGTGCAGCTGAAGTTGGAGTTGGATTTGCAGCATTTGAAGCATTAAAAAAATCAATAACTAAAGGTAATGTTGCAGAAAACTTTAAAGGTTTAGGGCAACAATCAATTAATTTGTTAAGAGATGGGTTTGCTTTTTTATCAGCTGGTGTAGGTGCAGGACTAGGTGCAGCCGCACAAAGAAAAACAGGTTTAAGTGTAGCAGCAATGCAAGAAATGATTTTTGAAGGTATAGATTATAGAACATTTAGTTTTACATTTAAATTTACACCAAGAAGTAGAAAAGAATCTGATGTTGTAAATAATATGTTACACACAATCAAAGAGTCTATGTTACCTGAAAAATTTGGTGGTGGTAAATCAATTGCTGCTTATAAAGTACCACATGAATTTGTAATAAGATTTATGAAAGGTACACAAATTAACGCATTTTTAGATCCAATAGGATTATGTGCTTGTACTGGCGTTGATATAGATTATGGGTCTGATAAGTTTTCAACTCATGCGGCTGGTGATCCAGTGTCAATTGACGCTACGTTAACATTTAAAGAATTAGAACTTGTAGAAAGAACAAGATATAACGAGTTACGAGATAGTGCTCGAGGTGGTGGTATGATACCAGATAGAGGTAGAAATAGATAATGCCTTCTTATTTTAATCAATTTCCTAAAATATACTATGATGCTGTTGGTGACGGTAATTATAAATTAGTTACAAATTTATTAAGACGAGTACAAGTTAAAGAAGGATTAAAAGAAAGTGGTGCATTATTTGATTTATATGATATAGAAGGTGCAGACACACCTGAGTCAGTTGCTGAACGATTTTATGGTGATCAGCAATACTATTGGATAATATTATTGTTTAACAATATTAAAGACCGATATTATGATTGGCCGTTGAGTCAAACACAATTTGAAACCTATGTAAACGACAAATATGACAATGTAAATGCTATTCATCATTATGAAATAGTACAAGAAAGTGGTTCAACAACATCTTTTGATGATTCTCATAAAATACAAGTAAACAGCACAACACCAGGTGCAACAGCAATTACTAATTATGATTATGAGATGAAATTACAACACAAAAAAGGAAGAATTAAATTAGTTAAACCTGAATTTATAGAATTAATTGTTGAAGAATTTAAAGCATTGATCGGAGGATAGTATGTCACAAAGTGAGCCAAAGTATGGTGACTTGTTTAATAGATACCCAGGTGATTTTCGTGCATCGGATATAGTTTTATATAGTTACAGCGGTGCAGCGTTAGACATATCAGGCCTTAGTGCTGTCATTAATATTTACCAAGATTTAGATTCACCTTTTATATCAGGCAACATATTGTTTTTTGATAATGCAGCCGTGTCTAGTAGATTGCCTATTATTGGTAATGAGTTTTTAGAATTTAAAATGAGAAACCCAATAGATGGTGGTGGAGATGAAGAAATTAATGCTACCAATCATAGATTTCAAGTTTACGAAAAAAAATCAGTCACAACGACACAAAACACACAAGCAGTTGTCTTATCATTTACATCAATCGAGTCAATACGTAATGAACGATTAAGAGTATCTAAATCACTTTCAGGTTCATATGCTGAAATGGTTAATACACTTGTAAAAGATGATAAAGAATTAATTAATTCTAAAAAAGATTTGTTTATTGATCCAACATTAGGTAATTACACATATACGTTTCCAAATGTAAGACCTATTGAAGGCGTACAAATGATAAAATATCTTTCCGAACCTATAAATTTTAAAACACCACATTATCATTTTTTTGAAAACAATCGAGGTTTTCATTTTAGAACATTAGAAAGTTTGTATAGAGAAAGTAGTGATAGTGCTAACAACAGAAAATTTGTTGCCTTTATAGATTTACTATCAGCATTTAATCGTAACTTTGGAACACCTGATACAGAAACAGAATCGCCTGTTACAAAGGCATATTCATTTAAATTTAATAATTCATACAACACATTACTCAACACAAGAGGTGGTTTGTTTGGTAGTACAATGTACTCACACGATTTAATTGATAAGAAATTTACAAAGACTAAATTATCATACACAAGTTATTATGAGCAAGCACTTCACATAGACGCACCATCTGGTGCTGGTAATAAGTATCAAGGTATAATGCCACCAGGTCCTGCTGACTTTGATGATGATTATACCGTAAATGATAAATCATATGGATCAAAAAACAAAGATCAAATTGACCGACTAAACAAATCAAAATTAACTAAATCATCTAACGCAGATAATCGTAGATATATGGATGACTATTACAGCCGTGTATTTGTATCACCTGCTACAAGATGGAATCATATACGAAATAGTGAAGGTAATGCCAATGATCCTAGATTAGAACAAAAACAAGGTCTATCAGAAGCATCACGTGATTACTTCTCAATGGACATAGACATACCTGGTAACTTTACACTTAACGTAGGTGATCTGGTATGGTGTGAAGTACCATCATACAATGCCGCTGAATCGACAAATGATCATAGGGTAATGCGAAATGATGTAATTGATCAACTATTAACAGGTCGTTATTTAATTAAATCACTTCATCATCAAGTAGATTTAATATCACAAAAACACGTTACAGCCATTACCGTAGTAAGAAATGTATTTGCAAGTGATTTACCAAATGCTGATACATTTAAGGAAAATGCACACTTTAGAAGTCAACCTGTAGATGTCATAGGTTCAGGTATTGATATTGCAACACTTAAACCGTTTAATATACACAAAGACCTTAAAATACCGTCACCACAGATAAGTACTGTAGAAGACATTGCTAAAGCACTTAATGTAGATTTGAGTAGTACAGACTTAAATGTCAAGGATGCCGCTAATAAGGCGGTTAATAACGTGCTAAACAGTACATCCAATAGGGTATTACAAAACAAATATCTTGCAAATATCAATAGTGCCATATTAACAAGAAAATCAGTAGTAGAGAAGATTGCAGAAAAAGCCAAGTTAATCTTTGGCGGTCTTAAATTACCTACAACATCTAATCCAATGGGTAGAGATAGGGTGTTAAACAATAACTTTGTATCTAAAGCAATAGTTAACTTTAAAAACTCAAGTTTTGGCAAGGGTGTTTCAAGTTTCTTTAAGGGGTTCTTTTAATGAACAAAACATTGAGCATCCTCAAAGTTTATTGCGAGTTTGAAAAAATTTTCCATAAGGGTATGGCCATAAGTAAGGACACAATAGAGCCAATGTACAGACAATGTAAAAACACTCTCATAAATATATTATCAAAGAATATCAATGATAATTTGAGCCATATGATAGAAGAAGATACATTTATTAACGAAGGAACATTCCAAGAATACGATTATAACAATGAAGATAAGGAATGTGAATGGAAACAGTTTTATAGAGAACTACATAGTAGAAGACAACAACAAGGCCTAGTTTAGTGCTTCGCACCGCGGATGCCTACGCAAAGCATTTAAATACGGCAAAATATAAGGAGGTGACCGCTTTAAATACGGTCATTTATGGGAATTTTTAAATGAGTACTACAGATTTTATGGGCAAAGACGGCTTCATCTGGTTTGCAGGTGTAGTAGAGGACAGACAAGACCCACTTAAATTGGGCCGTGTTCGTGTTCGTTGTTTAGGTTATCATACAGAAGATAAGAACGTATTACCTACGGCCGATCTACCTTGGGCACATCCTTTATTACCTATTACTTCATCTGGTGTATCTGGTATAGGCCAGACGCCATTAGGTCTGCTCGAAGGTTCGTGGGTGATTGGTTTCTTCCGTGATGCAGATACAAAACAAGACGCAGTAATCCTTGGTGCATTGCCAGGCAAACCTACTACATCAGGTGCATTTAATGCCGCAGAAGGATTAGGTTTCTCAGATCCAAATGGAGTATACCCTAGAGCGCAGGCAGAGGGTAGTACGGCTGCTCAGCATGATGTCAATAGACTAGCACGGAATGACACAGATGATTCTTCTATTACACTTGAAGCAAGAAAGGCCTTACGTGCCGCAAATTATACAAACATACCAACGGCCACTATACAGGCCGTATTTGATACTGCTTCTGAAGGTGATGTATGGTCCCTACCTGAAAACACTTACGCCGCAGAATATCCTTACAATCACGTATATGAAACAGAAAGCGGCCATCTATTAGAATTTGATGATACACCAGACAAAGAGCGTATTCTACAATATCACCATAGTGGTACAGAAACAGAAATTACGGCCGCAGGAACAAAAAATGAAATAAACAAAGACTCAACCTATACGATAACCGAAAAGAATAACAAGGTCTACATTAAGGGCGACTCAGATATTACCTTAGGTGGCCGTCATAAAGTAATCATAAACGCAGACGGCCAAACAGGCAATAACTATGATATACAAATCGGACCTAATGCAAATGTCAATATACAAGTAGAAGGTGGTAATGTCAATGTATCTGCCTTTACATCTCAAAGCGGCCCTAATTCAGTAGGTGGTGATATTAATCTATTTGCAGGTAAAGACATTACCATGGCCGCTACAGGCCAGTTAACCATTAGTGCCAATAAAATCATAGAATCTTCACAAACAACAACCACAAGAAGTGCTCAAGGAGAGTATCACACATACGGTAACCCAATTGACCATAATTAAACACTATTAGAACTGGCTGGGCTTTCTAATCTATAAAAGTAGTAAGTAACATATGAATATATCGAAGCGGCAAACTTCAGGCAAAACCTTAGCCCTATATACAGGAATTTTTTTCGTGCTATTTTTTGTGTTATTAGTCGGCTGTGTCAAAGTGTCGGTATCTTGTAAAGTAGATACAGTAGATGAAATCGCATCCGCGGTCGAAGACTGTAAAGAGAACCCTACTATGGGGATTAAGGGAGAGTTTTAGATGTTTAAATTTACACTTGGCTTATTATACTACTCTACATTGTTTGTATGTATTATATTGATACTAAAAGAATTTACATTATACATAGGGATATAAACTTTTATACATAGTTATGTTGAAACCAAAAGAACCATGCTAGAGCTAACAGATAACGCAATAAAGAGATTAACTTACATAGCCAATAAGGCAGGCACTCGTTATGTGAGATTAGATATTAAGGGTGGTGGATGTGCAGGCTTTGAATATAAGTGGTCTACTACAGATATAAGGGAAGATACGGATTGTTTATTAGGTAACGTATTAGTGGCCAGTTTAGAGTTAGAATTGTACTTATTAGGAACTACGTTAGATTGGGTAGAAGGTGAGTTTAATAGCGAATTTAAGATAACGAATCCTAATAGTAAAAGCAGTTGTGGCTGTGGTGAAAGTTTTAGCGTCTAAAAATTTTTCGCTTACTGTGATAAATACTCTAATGTTAACTTGTGCGGAATTGACTATATGCTTGAAAGAACGAAAACACCTATATTAATCTCTATGCCTCGTAATGGCTCTCATTATGTGGCTCACTTTATAAGAGAGATATACAAACATAATGGTTTGTTACCTCCTGTATCTTTTACAAACGAATTTTTAGATGTTAATCCTACTAAACCTATGCAACCTATTTTTAAACGAATAGAGTTTTTAGAGTACTGCCGTAATACATGGAATTTAAATATGTTTATGAATGTTCATTCTCATCAATTAATGACACCAATTCATATACCTTCTCGTCCAAATGTACATTGTATATTTGATTGGTTTCAGGAGTTCTATAGTGGTTATCAAATTGTAATACTACGTAGAAAGTATTTATGGAAGGCTTTTATTAGTTGGTTGTTTCATAAAGCAGTAAGAGATAGTTTAGATAGAGCTGGGGATATAAGTTTAACTGAAAGAGAGAAACTACATAATTGGCATAATAAAACTAATATAGGTGCTAACGTTGAAGATACTTTAAAATCAACTGTGTTAAAGTATAAACCTATGTTTAAATGGGATGCTTATTTCTTTGGTCAATATTGTACAAGTGTTCGTTATCTAAATGAAATTATAATACCTTATTATGATCAAACTAGTATTAAATTAAATACACGTAATTTATGGTTAGAGGATTGTAATGATGAAAGTTTAAAGAGTATATTCTTTCAGGAATATTATATACCAAATAGTACTTTACACGGTGAATGGACTCAACCTTATAAACCTTTTACTATTAAATATGAAACTTATTTTGGTGAACATTTGGCTGAAATACAAGACAAGTATAATGAACAGTATGAAAAAGAGTTTAAGTATTACGGATATACTAATTAGGCAATAAATCAAATGCCCAAGCTTTTTCATAACACCAAAAGCATTGCCAACACCATTCAGTAAAGTTATTAGTTTGATTAGGACCTCCAACACAACTACGTGTAATAGGATATAGGTCTTTCATTAAACCTTCTTCTTTATAGATACTTGCAATAAATCTTTTGTTTAAATTAACCCAAGGTTTATATACATTGTATTTTAATTCAGGTTCATTTTCAACATCACGTCTTGCTTCACCTCTTATTCTAGCAATGTTCTTTTCATCAAAATTGATGTTAGGAAATTTCTTTATTGCATAGTCACTAAACTTTGCTCTTACTTCCATAGGTGGGTTTGCTGACATACCATCTAAACGTAAAGGTCTGTCTAAACGTGCCATAAAGGCATCTGAGCCATCATCTATTTGATTTGCCTTTGACATTTGTTGTAAGTTTAATGTTTTATATTCAGGTCTTTCATCTATAAATTTTTGTGCTTTTACATAGTGTACAGGATCCTTATCATCATAGTTTTCAATTGTATGTTCGTGTATCTTTGCATTAGGAAATTTATTCTTTATAAACTCAACTATCTCAGCAGCTGCGTCAGCGTCTTTTGGTCCATGTACATCTCTAAATGTTAAAGGGTAAATATCAATGTTAGGAAAATGTTTTGCAGTTAAATATAATGCAGCTGCAGAGTCACATCCACCTGAAAGTGAAGCAACTACTGTTTTAGGTATACCATTTTCATCTAATGCTACATCAGCCTTTGCTCTGTCTTTATAAGGTGATGTTTCCATTAAATCTGCTATGTTTGAATAAAAAGGAATTGTTACGTTATTATATGTTATATTCATTATTTAATTTCTCCGTGTCTTACTTTTCTCCAATGTGTTAACTCTGGTGTTACATTAAAATATTCTTCATTTTTTATTTTTTTAACTATATTCTTATCACTTGGTTTAGGAAAGTTTTCATATGCCTTTGTTACATTTTTTCTTAACTGCCTACTTTTTGGATCAAAACCTCTATTCGTTTTAATCAACAATAAAGTCATACCATTTTCTTCAGCCATTTCTTTTGCTCTTTCAATCTCGTGTTCGTTATACCCAAATATTATATATTGCCAAACTATTGGGTGACCCATAGCTACACCCATTTTCATTGTTTCCCACACCTGTTCAAAGTTAGAACCAATACGATATATTTCTGACTTTTTATCTAAACCATCTACACCAAAATACCAACAGTTTTCTCCTAAACCATAACTATATGCTTTTTCCCACCACTTTTCATCCATACCTTTTGTATTGGTGCCATTGGTTGCAATTCTTAATCCTTTACCTAAACCATCCATCATCTCTAAAAATGTTAAAAATTCAGGATGATAAATTGGATCAGATATTTGACCACAAAATGTTATTTGATTTTCATAATATGCTAACACTTTTCTAAATTCGTTTTGACCTATATCAAATGATCTTGCTATTCTAGGAAGGCCTTCTACCTTTTGTCTTAAACATTGTGGACAACGTAATATACATCTATGTGATAGGTCCATATTTGGTGATGAAAAACGTTGATTACGAATATAGAAGTCTATTATTTTTTCGTTCATATTTTATAATTATCTTTTTCTCTATTGCCACATTTATATTGACATTGTTTCAAAGCACAACTAGGATTATTTAGTAGGGTGTCAAAAAAGTGTTCCCATTCTTTAGAACCAAATATATCTTCTAACTTGTCATTGTTCTTTAATGCAAGATGTTCGTCTTTTAAATGAAACACCTCCTCTACACCGTGATCATTTTTTGGATCATCTAACCAACAACAAGGTAACATATAACCATCTGACGTATATGCAGCTGGTTTATGATAACTTTTAGGTTCATATGTTAGACACCTTGGTTTAATTTTTATATCTTTTGGATCCATTTCTTTCATAATTATATTATATCATATTATATTCTAATGTCAAGCTCTAATGATATTGTATGATTTTATTAGGGTCACATTTGTTTTCCCAATTTTCTCCTTTAGGGTCTGTAGAGTTAGTTTTTAGAGGATCATCAAAATCTGCTTTATAACCCAATTGTAATACGTGTAAGGGTGCTTCTTTTACCCATGGCAATTCTGACCATTGTTTACCATATTTGTTTGTTTCTACTACGTATTTGTTTTCATTTTCATCCCAATCCCATATAGGCCATGATTGTATAAATGAAACAGATAAACCTTTTTCTAATGCAAGTGCTGTTAGTGACATAATAAACATTCCTACTTCTAATGAGGCAAGATTTCTATTTGCAGTTCTTCTAAACGCAACTGGATCTGATTGTGAAAATCTTTTATCAGTTCTACCAACATCTATATCAGTTTGTTTGTGTCTTTTTTCGTGTTCAGCAGTAAACTGATTATCTTCAGCCAATCTTACAGTAAATAGTAAAGTATATGGAGGTCTTTTATGTCCTAAATCTTTATTGTTATCCATTTCTAATTCATATTTAGCAACACTACCAGTTTTGTGTAAAGCACATATACCTGTAATAATATCAAGTTCTTTTTTATTATCAGGTCCTATGACGTGTACTTTAAATGGCTGTAAATTATTTTTAGATGGTGTTAACTCTAAACATTTTTTTAATAAGGTATCAACTTCTTCTTTACTTGGCACTTTTTTGTTATCCCAAGCTGCTCTAACTTGTCTTCGTTTTTTTATTAAATCTTCCCACATATTATATTATATTTGTATCTGAAGCTTCTTCAGCTTCTTTTACTGATTGATCCCAACTTTGAAATATTTTTGCTTGTTCGTTGTGATCTCTATGTTTAGAAGGATCATAGTATGGTTCTAATTCAGGAAATACTTCAAACAAATGAGATTCCCATTTTGTACCTTCATAAAATTTATCTGCCTTTAACATATAATCAAATACATTTTGTAAATCTACATCTGGATCAGCAGGTCTTTCTAGTGCAGCTATTATATCAGGCCAATCTTTATATTTTGGTATTAATGATTTCTTAATTTCTTCTGGCAAGTTATTAGGTCTTAAATGCTTAGGTTTATCAATCATTGCCCAATTCAGTTGATCAATAACAGGATTTTCTTTTACCCAATCTATAACTTCATAAAATCTCATAACTGATAAATTAGAAACAAGACCATTAAAATCAACTACAACATTTGGATGTTGACGACACATTTCTATATTTTCTACAACTTCATTCCATTCAGTTCTTCTTCTCATATATTCAATAGTCTTACCAATACCATCTACCGAAGCAACCATAGATACATTTTTAAAATGAGGAATATAATTAAATATATTGTGTCTACCTTTTTTAGTTTTAGTTAAGTTGGTTTGATATTTTAAATAGATATGTTTTGCATGGCCTGACTCTATAACTTTTTCTAAAAGTTCATAATGTTTTTTCATAATTAATGGTTCACCACCAATTACTTTAATACTTCTAACGTAAGGTAATAATTCAAGTACTTGTTCGGTAACACCTTCAGTTTTATCTGCCATTACAAGTTTCATATAGTCTTCTCTAACTTTACCACGTTCACCAAATACAGCATCATTCCAAACACCTTTTTCAGCAACACGTTGTCTAGTTGTTGAGTTAGCGTGTACACACATAAAACAATCAAGGTTACATTCTGAACCAAATACTTTTAATTGTATTTCTAAAATTCTTTCATCAAAGGCCCACTTACCACTTGCCTTATATAGTTCAACATTTTTTTGAATATTATCCCAAAACTCTTTATCGTTAGTATGAATTTTTAAACAGTTTGTTCTTCTACTTCTACCGTATTTGTCCTCATCACTTCTACACCTTCGGCATATATCATTAACGGCTTTAAAGTCTGTTTTAGGATCAAGCATTTCTTTACGAATACTATTCATATATTCACTATCAACCATCCATTCTTTTAATGTGGTATTTTTAATAGTTTCGTGTTCAGCATCTTTACCAAAACAGCAAGCTCTGTATTTACCACTTATCTCATTATAGACCTGTGTAAAAGGTATTGTACAAAACCATATATCTTTATCTCTTGCTTGTTGTAAAATAGACTTGTCTTCTGGTGGTTGTCCAGGTATAGTTTTACTAGCTTTGAGTTTTGTTTTATCTGATAGATTTTCCCATTTCCACCATTCTTCAGTATTTACATTACCAGGTGTTGAACGATCACCTGGACCGCCCTTTGTAAGCATTTTCTCAACCTGTTTATCGTGCATATCATCAATATCTTTCACAGGCTTATTATTTAAGTCACTCATAATTTTATTTATACTATATTTAAAGTTATATTATTTTATACTTATTATAACATTGATGACGCCTTTTGTCAATAATTGATATAAATAATAGCACATAATTTTATATTTTATTTCCCGAACATTGTCGATTAACTTACAAAAGGACTTACACTTATGCCTAAAAAGCCTAAGAAGATTACACTTACGTCTTTAAAGAAAAAGGCGCCTAAGATACCAGATTTTACCTGTGTATCTATAGATAATGTTATAAGTAAATTAGAAAAGTTAGTTGAACGTAAAAAGGCATTAGATAAAAAACAACTTAAAGACTTAACAAAACGATTAGAAAAACTAAGAAGTGCTAATGAGCGACTACGAGATAGTGGTATCTATTGGTACGAAAAATTAAAGTTATTAATAAACAACCGATAGGAGGGTATCCTATGAATTATTACTTTACAGGTATACTAATAATATTGTTTATAATATTTACGTTATTTGTTACACCTTATCCATATTAAATTTTTGTTACAATAGGTTTTCCTATGTTAAATACTATTGGGTAGATTACTATCCAATCTCTAAAGTAAAACATAGGAAACCTAAATGAGAACAATTATTATAACTTTAATTATGAGTTTGATGACAACTATAGTATATGCAAGAGACCAAATAAAGATTGTTGGTTCTTCAACCGTATTTCCATTTGCAACTGTCGTAGCAGAAAAAGTAGGTAAAAAAGGTATTAAAACACCTGTAATTGAATCTACTGGTACAGGTGGTGGTATGAAAATGTTTTGTTCAGGTATTGGTGTGAATACGCCAGATATGACAAACGCAAGTCGAGCCATTAAAACATCTGAAAAAGAAATGTGTTTTAAAAATGGCGTTACTGACATTGACCAAGTCATTGTTGGTTTAGATGGTATTGCAATTATACATTCATTTAAAAACAAACAAGTCAACTTTACAGTAGAACAATTATGGGAAGCACTTTCTGATAAAGGAAGTAAACCTACTAAATGGTCTGATATTGATTCAAGTTTACCTAATATCAAAATACAAGTGCTTGTTCCACCACCAACTTCAGGTACAAGAGATGCCTTTAACGAATTAGTTATGGCAAAAGGTTGTGCTAAAGAAGTTAAGAGTGCTAACAAAAAAGATTGTACACTTTTAAGGGATGATGGACCTGTTATTGAAGCAGGTGAAAATGATACGTTAATCATTAACAAGTTAGTTGGTGATGAAAACTATTTTGGTATATTGGGATATTCTTATTATGATAGTAATAAAGACAAAGTAAGAGCTGTTACTGTTAATGGTAAAACAATATCTTTAGAATCTATACAAGATGGTTCGTATCCTGTAAGTCGACCATTATTCTTTTATGTAAAAAATCAACACCGTGATGTTATACCTGGTATTGATCAATATATAAAAGAGTTTACTTCAAAAAGAGCTACTGGTAAAAAAGGTTACTTAACTGATATAGGTTTAGTGCCACTTGCAAATCCAGAAGAAGCAATTTCTAAAGTAAAATAAAATAAAAACCCACCGAGGAAAAAATAAACCTCGGTGGGAAAAACAACCCTTAAAGGGTAACTTATAATTTTTCGTGTACTAGCTTCATCCAATTGTAGTTTCTATGAATAGATAAAGTTGAAATAATTTTTTTATCTTCAAAATTTATGTTAATTGTTTGACCACCAAAACCGTCCATGATGAATATTGGAACATCTCTCTTGCCTGAAATACTCATATGAAATTGGCCACCATAGTGATTAGGATTACTGTAACCGTGGTAATCATTTACTATAAACTTACCTTTTCTTATTTTATTTTTCCAAAGTGATTTTAAATATTTTCCTTCACAAGTATTATTTTGCCAATCCTCTAGCATTGCAACAGCAATTCTTAAATAGTCATACCTTGTAATATAGAAAGCATAAGTTAATGACTCTGTTTTGCTTGAAGCTTCTTCTTGTTTAAATAATATTATATCATTTTCAATTCTTACTTTATCATTAAATATTTCATTTAATAATAATTTAAAATTTTTATGTCCCATTTTATGTAAAACATAACTTGCAACAACATTTGTATCTATATTGCTATAATTATAATTATTTTTACCTGCTATTGAGTTTTTAAGTTCTTTCTTCATAGCACTTTGTACAGTAATATTATTGACCCATCTTTTTGATTTTTTAAAACCACTATAGTCTTTATATTTTTCACTACCACTTGCCATATTTAAAACATTGATTAATTTTTGACCTTCATAAAGCGTATTGTCAAAAATATCCCAATCTAGTGTTTCATTAATACCGCTAATGTATCCTCTACAAATAGCATGGCCAGTGACATAAGAGATAATTGATTTACCCATAGACATAGATGTCCATTTAGTGTCATTTTTAAAGTATTTACCAAATCTCTCTTTTGGAGTAATTTCATCTTGTGTAATATTTCCATTCTCATACACTATATAACTTAACAATGCTGTTTCATTTAATTGTTGATTTACATAATCATCTTGTTTGAGATTAAAATTAAACTTTTTATAATTTTCTGTTGCTTTAATTTTAAATTTAAATCCCTTTCTTGTACTAGAATTTTTGACATATTTTTTTACATAGTGTTCTAAAATTTTATAATCAGGTCTTGCACTTTCAGGAATTTCATTAGAATTATAAGGATAGCCTTTCGTTGGGTTGGCGTAAACAACACCAACACACAGTAATAAAGAAATAAGAAAAGAAAATAAAAATAGTTTTTTCATTAAGCAACCTCTAACATTGTCATTGGTACTCTATAAATTCTACCAGACAAATCAACTAAACATTTGCTATTCATAATTTTAGTAATTACACCTGGAGTTTTTTTAGTTTTTTGTACAACATTAACCTTTGTACCAACTTTCATTTCATTTCTTACTTTAGATTTAATTAAAGTATCAATCATAGCCTTTGTATCATTTAATTGTGCGATACTCATATTGTTTAACGTTTCTAACATCATATTATTGTGCTCCTTTGTAGTGTAGGTTTTTATTTAATCTATTAATAATTTTAGATTGATTAAACATTGACATCTTAGGATATTTTTTACATACCTTATCAACATTTGCAAGTCTTTTTAATAATAACTTAAATTTTATTTCTTCTTCTGACATAGTATTTTTCTCCTTATTTTAAATATAAAGGTCCTGTCCATCTAATTGGATAGTTACCAGTTAACACATTTCCTCTTGGTGAGTTTAAAGCAGGTGCATTCCAACCAGCAGCTTTTAATATGTCACCTTTTTTAAAATGTTTAAAGTCCTCTTTTGCGATAAAACAAAAAACACCAGTATCGTGTACAACTTTAATGTACTTCTTACCTTGTGTAACTCTTGTTTTTTTATCCCAATCAGCAACTGAATCTTTTGACCATTGTGATTGTTCGCCGTGTGCGTTTGTAGACCATTTTTCGTAGTCTGATTTTGCACCAGCCATCATATTTTGTATACCTTCATCTAAAGTATTAGCAGTTTTTGTAACCATAGTCATAGTGTTTTTCTCCTTTATTATTTGCCAAATACGGCAGTTAATGTTCCAGTAAATAGTCCAGTCATTGTTAGCATAGTAGCAACAAACCATTGATCGGCCTCAACAGCCCCAGCAGCGCCAACCATACTCATTATAAAAATTACTCCAAAAAATACAGTAAGATTTTCTTTTATATTGTTCATAGTGTTTTTTTCCTTTGTTATATTGTTCATATACTATTAATATACCGTATTTTTATGTAAAAATCAACAAAAAAATGGAATAATTGTCCGATTCTTCCGTAGCTTGTCGGCATTCTGGCACATATAGAACAAAAGTAGAACAAAAATCGTTATAAATAGTAGAAAAACCATTAAAAAATGAGGAAATTATGGCAAAAATGCGTGAATTTCTGTTCTGGAACGAATCAGGACAAGAAGAAAAGAAAGAAAATACAAGTTTTAAGAAGGCTGTTAAGTCAGTCCAAGAAAATTTTAAGAATCAACTGATTGGATTTGAATATATTAGTAAAAAAGGCAAAAAAATCGTATCTTCAATACAATTACCATTAGGTAGAAAGAAGAAATTAGGTAAATAATGGCAAAATTAAGTAAAACTTTTGTTAAAAGAGAGAAAAATTATAAAAAAACATCACTAGGCAAGAAAAAACGAAGTGTTAAGTTTTCATCAATGAATAAATCTAAAAAACGTAGTTGGAAAGCGTATAACGGGCAAGGAAAATAGAAATATGGCCGTAAGAGAAGGAGATTTTTTAACAACTGGTCATGGATGTACGTCAATTACTACTTTGGCAACTTCTTTAATTAGAACAGTTAGAGCAAACGGCATTATAGGTGCTGTAAGAGGTACTCCTGTGTCACCTCATACTATTCCAAACAATGACGATCCGCCAAAATGTGTTTCCCACTCAGCAGTTTTAAATCAAGGTTCACCAAATGTTTTGATAGGAGGTATACCTTGGGGACGTGTAGGTGATAGTGCTGATTTTGGTGCAATGATTTCAGGATCCTTAAACGTTTTCGTAAACGGCAGATAATTCATATAAATATTGATATGGCCTACTCTAACTATGACGCAACAACAACAAACAAAAGTAAGCGTTCAAATAGAATCTATAGTGATTTAAATTTGAGTTTTACTAAAAATCCTGCTACAAAGGATGTTGCAAAATTATTTGATGTACAGGCAATAAAAAGAGCTGTTAAAAATATAATTTTAACAAACAAGTATGAAAGACCTTTTAATTCAGACTTTGGATGTAATTTAAGAGGTTTCTTATTTGAAAATATAACTGAACCATTATTAGTTATCATTAAAGATAGAGTTGCTATGGCAATTGAAAAATATGAACCAAGAGTTTCAGTAGAAGATGTTGTGGTTCAAAATGACGAAGAAAACAATGGATTAAATATTATGGTTTCGTTTTTAATAAACGGAACAGAAGCACCAGTTTCAGTATCAACATTTTTACAAAGAGTAAGATAAAATGAGTTCACACAGACTAGACATATCAGAATTAGATTTTGAAAATATAAAAGGTTCACTTAAAAGATTTTTATCAAATCAAAACGAATTTAAAGATTACGATTTTGAAGGAAGTTCACTAGCAATTTTATTAGACCTACTTGCTTACAATACACACTACTTGGCTTACAATGCTAACTTTGTTGCCAACGAAATGTTTTTAGATACAGCACAATTAAGATCAAGTGTGGCATCGTTGGCTAAATTAGTAGGTTACACACCTAACTCTGCTCGAGCACCAATTGCTGATTTGAAATTAGTTATTAACGATGGTACAGGATCATCAATAACAATTCCAGCAGGTACAAAATTTACATCATCAATAGATGATCTCACCTATTCGTTTGTTACAGTTGCTGATAAAACAGTTCAACCTATTGATGGAGTTTATACTGCACAAAGTTTAAATGTTTATGAAGGAACATATGTAAGTTACAACTACACTTATGATGAACAAGACATTGATCAAAGATTTTTAATCTCAAGTGATAGAGTTGATACAACTACAATTAAGGTTGTAATTCAAAATAGTGCTGCTGATGTTACTACAAATGTTTATACAAAAGCAACCTCAATTACAGAATTAGATGGCACATCAAAAGTCTTCTTTTTACAAGAAGCAGAGGATGGTCAATACGAAATTTATTTTGGTGATGGTATAATTGGTAAAAAATTAGATGACGGAAATATTATAAATGTAAGTTATGTTGTAACCAATAAAACAGAAGCAAATGGTGCTACAGCATTTACTCTTGCAGGTTCGATTTCAGGATTTACAGATATTACCGTTACAGTAAATTCATCAGCACAAGGAGGTGCTGAACCAGAGTCATTACAAAGTATAAAACAAAATGCTTCAAGCTTTTATTCTTCACAAGATAGAGCTGTAACAATAGAAGATTATAAATCAAAAGTTAAACAGTTATATGCTAATACACAAGCAGTTTCTGCTTGGGGTGGTGAAAATGCTGAAACACCTTTTTATGGTCGAGTCTATATTTCTATTTTACCAACAAGTGGTTCTAATCTTACAGAGTCAACAAAGGCAAGAATAATAACAGACTTAAAAAAATATTCAGTAGCTTCAGTAACACCTGTAATTATTGATCCAGAAATTACAAATGTACTTTTAACGTCAACAGTTAAATTTGATGAAAAAGCAACCACAAAAACTGCTGATACTTTAAAATCAAATGTTATTACAACTTTAACAAATTACAATACAAACACTTTACAAACATTTGATACAATTTTTAGACATTCAAAATTAACAGGACTTATTGATGGTACAGATGAAAGTATATTATCAAATATAACTACTGTTAGATTAAGAAAATCTTTTATACCTACAATTGGCAGTTCTACAAAATATACAATTAACTTTGCAAATGCATTATACAATCCACATTCTGGCCATGCTTCTGTTGAGGGTGGTATATTATCATCAACAGGATTTAAAATAGATGGTGATACAACAAATGTTTGGTTCTTAGATGATGATGGACAAGGTAATGTTAGAAGATATAGAATGGATGGCTCAGTAAGAGCATATGGTAATAGTACACAAGGTACAATAAATTATTTAACTGGTCTTGTAGAGGTAAACTCTTTAAATGTTTCAAACATAGAAAACATTAGAGGTGCAGCTTCAACAGTTATCGAAGTGACAGTAAAACCAAATTCAAATGATTTAGTTCCAATACGAAATCAAATATTAGAAATAGATGTTGCAAATAGTTCAGTCACAGTAGAGGCTGATACACTAGTGGGAGGCTCAGCAAACGCTGGTATTGGATATACCACGACTAGTAGTTATTAGATGAAATGGCCGACTTTAAAAATAAAATATCAAATCTTTTAAACTCACAAGTACCTGATTTTGTACTTGAAGATCATCCACTATTTTTAGATTTTGTAAAGGCATATTATCAGTTGATGGAATCAGCTGAGATTACATTAACAAATATTGGAGATCCTGATCATCTTCAATTAGACAGTTCAGCTAGTGTAACTAATTTTTTATTATTAGATGGAACAAATACAAATAAAGACGACTCTACAGATAGAATACTTTTAGAAGATACATCATACGGTGATTTTATAAATGGTGAAACAATTACAGGTGCCACTTCAGGTGCAACTGCTACAGTTTTAGTTGAAGACGTTGACGCTGGTTCTCGTTTATTTGTTACACATCAAAATAAATTTATAGAAGGTGAATTAATTACAGGCTCATCTTCAGGCGCTCAAGCTAATATAGGAAAATATAGAGCAAATCCAGTTCAAAACATACAACAACTTTTAGATTATGCTGATGTTGATAAAACGATATCAGGTTTTTTAACTAAGTTTAGAAATTCATTTTTAACTTCTATACCTGATACATTAGATGGTGATGTTAACAAAAGAAATCTAATTAAAAATATTAAATCACTTTATCAAGCAAAAGGAACAAAACGTGCAAGTGAAATATTTTTTAAACTATTATTTAATGAAGAAGCTGAGATAAGATATCCAAAAGACAATATTTTAAGAGTGTCGGATGGTAAATGGGATACAAAAAAAATATTACGTTGTATAGAAATTGGTAATTCTGACGCTACAAATCTTATTGGGCAAATAATTACTCAAGCAAACAATCCAACAGACCCATCCATAAATGAAGCAACAGCTGTTGTTGAAGATGTATTTAAATTTATTATTGGTGGACAAGAAGTTGTAGAATTAGTTTTAGGAGATACTTCAGTAAACGGTACATTTATTTCAGGACAAACAATAACTGGAGTAAGTAATACTGATTTAGATGTAACTATATCTGTTACAGTTACAGGTATTCTTAATAATAAAGTCATAACAAATGATGGTGCATTATATAGTGAAGGTGATAGTGTATCATTAACTGCTGGTGGAACAGGAGCATCTTTAAAACTTGGACCAGTCGGTTCTGGTTCAATACAAGAAATTGTTATAGATGATGGTGGTACAAATTATGAAGTTGGTGATGTTGTTAATTTTAGTTTTGGTAATGCATCAGCTAAAGTTTCTGTTGTTAATGGAGGTGTTACACTAGAAGATGGTACAGGCTCTGGTCAACTTATTTTAGAAGATGAAACGATGGTTGATGACTCATACTTTGGAAATAAAGTTGTACAAGAAGCTGGTGGTAATGTAGGAGATATAACAGACATTCGTTTAATATCTAATGGTAATGGATTTACATCTCTACCTACACTTACAGTTACATCTAGTTTAGGAACAGGTGCAAAAGTTTTAGCATACGGTTCTGAAATAGGAAGAGCATTAACAATAAATGTTGTTGAAGCTGGATACAATTATCAAGCCTCTCCTGCCCCAACAATAATTTTACCAACATATCTTTTAGTAACCAATGTTTCAGGAACGTTTACAGCAGGTGAAACTGTTTCTGGATTAGGTTCAGATGGTTCGTCTGTCATAACTGCTACAGTAGTTTCATTTAATACAGATACAAACATATTAAAATTATCAGATACAACAGGAGTGTATGGTACAAATATTACAGTTACAAGTTCTGGTGGTGCAACAGCGACTGTTAGTAAATTAGAACAAGCAACAGGTACTATAGATGTAGCTGGTGTAATTACAACCGATGGTGCTTTTTTAAATGAAGACGGTTGGGTATCTGAAGATACAATGAAAATACAAGACAGTTTATTGTATCAGGATTATTCATACATTATTAGAGTTGGAAGATCAATCAATGAATGGAGAGATAGTTATATTAAAACACTTCACTCTGCTGGTTTTTATTTTCAAGGTGAAATTACAATTGAAACTCAACTAGACGCTCAGGTTAAGAGGGTAACAGGAATAAATTCTGGTGTAACACAAATTTTAAAATCAGTATTAACAAGACTATATTCATTTATAGTTGGAAGAAGATTAGGTACTGAAACTGATGGAACATCATTAAGAGTAAATGCAAAATTAGGTGTATCAGCTGATTTAGATACTGGTACAATTACACAGTTTGATAAAACAACCAGAGATGTTACTTTAAAAACACAGCCAATTAGTATAGATTATGTAAGTAGAGTTAGAAGAAATTTATCCAACTCATCAGGTGACTTAGTAAATATAAGACAAGGATTTGCATATGCAGGACCAAGATTTGGTGTTTTAAATAGATTTATTAATACTGCATTTGGAGTTACTGCAAACAATTCATTTAGTAGTAGTGGTATTACTTTTGCAATATTAAATGATATAAAAGTTCAAGGTACAAGAACATCTTTAGACGGTTCAAATGCAATCTTTTTAATGACTTCAAGTGCTGAAGGAAGAAAACTTAAAACAAACTTTACAATTCCTGCACAAATAGGTGATGTATCAGGTAATACTTTTGATGAAACAACAACAACTTTTGATAATACTAATATTACAATGGATGTAGGATAACATATAAATAGTAAGAGAGAGTTATGGCAAAACAAACAATAAACATCGGAACAATTGCAAATGACGGCACAGGTTCAACACTTCGAGCCGCTGGTGATTTAGTCAACGACAACTTTAATGAAATTTATACAGCAATAGGTGACGGTACAACTTTAACAAATATATTAGCTGCTGGATATATTACAGCTTCATCAACAGACACTTTAACTAACAAGTCAGGTAATATATCTCAATGGACAAACGACTCTGGTTATCTTACTTCATTCTCAGAAACTAATGATTTATCATCAACAGTTACTTGGGCTGATGTTCCAGATGCTAATATTACAGAGTCAAGTGTAACACAACATCAATCAGCAATAAATTCAGGTGTTTCCATTACAGAAAGTCAAATAAGTGATTTACAAAGTTACATAACTGCAGGTTCAACAACAACACTCACTAATAAAACTTTTGACGCAAATGGTACAGGTAACTCAATATCAAATATTGAAGTTGCTGACTTAGCGTCTGGTGTATTAGACACAGATTTAACTTCAGTTTCAAGTTTGGATGATACAATTGCTTCAGCAAAAGCAATTAAAACTTATGTTGATAATGTTGCAGCTGCAGGTATTCATTATCATACAGCAGTAAGAGTAGAGTCTCCAATAAATTTAAATGCTTCATATGATAACGGTACTTTAGGTGTAGGTGCAACTTTAACTAACACAGGCACTTTAGCGGCCATTTCAATTGATGGTGTTGCTTTATCTTTAAATGATAGAGTTTTAATTTACAATCAAACAAATGCAGCTCACAATGGTGTATATTATGTATCAACTGTTGGTGATGGTGCAACTGCTTGGGTATTAACAAGAACAACAGATACAGATAGTTATGGTGCTTCTGATCCTGATGCTTTAGGAGAAGGTGATGCCTTTTTCGTAAGTGAGGGGAATACAGGTGCTGGAGAATTATATGTAATGAATACTAGTGGTACAATTACATTTGGCACTACAAATATTACATTTTCTGTAATTGCCGAAACAGCAGTATATTCAGCAGGTCAATCTTTAACACTATCTGGAACAGAATTTTCAGTAACAGCAGGTTCTATCAGTTCTACACAGTTAACAAGTGCTGTTCAACTACAAATATTAGATAGTTCTGGATCAGTAGTTAAATCACTATATGGTTCAGGATCGTAATAAAATGATTATAAATATAAATGAGGAATAAGAAATGCCAGCAATTATAACAAACAAATTTAGAATGAACAATGCGGAACAGTTTTCAGAATCATTTTCTGAAGCTTCTCCAACAGTTTACTACTTAGGAATAGGTAGAGCACAAGAATTTGGTACTTTAACAAGACCAGACGGAAGAACAGACTACGAAGGAACTGAAACTGCACCTATTACACCAGGTGATAGTGTATTAAACGAATTTAAAAACTTTGACGATTTATTAGCTGCTAAGAAAATTACAGCTTCAGATGTGTCTTTTGTAATACCAAGAAGAAACTGGACGTCTGGCACAGTTTATGATATTTACAGACACGACTATGAAGAATATGTAACAGGCAGTACATCAACAAGAGTAACTTCAAATAGTGGTGCAACTACTTTATTTGACTCAACTTTTTATGTTTTAACTTCAGATAGAAATGTTTACAAATGTTTAGATAATAACGGTGGTGGAACATCAACAGATCAACCATCTGGCACTTCTACTTCAGTTATTACAACTTCAGATGACTATAAGTGGAAATATATGTACACTTTATCAGCGTCACAACAAGCAAATTTCTTATCTACAGATTTTATGGGTGTTTCAACAGACTCAACTGTAAGTTCAGCTGCTGTTGATGGTGCCTTAGATGTGGTTAAAATTAAAACTGCTGGTTCTGGTTATACAATTTCAGGTGGTGCAACATCAGGAACAATAACTGCTGTACCAATAAAAGGTGATGGTAGTGGTGGAGTATGTTCAGTTACTTTAACTTCAGGTGCAATTACAGCTGTTACAGTTACAACAAGAGGTACAGGATACACATCAGGTTATATTAGAAATGCTGATATAATTACAGCAACAAATGCTGGTGGTGCTGGTTCAGGTGCTGAGTTAGATGTTATTATTCCACCAAAAGGTGGACACGGATTTAATGCTGTAGAAGAATTAGGTGGATTTTTTGTAATGTTAAACACAACATTAGAAGGTACAGAAAGTACAAACTCTGGTGACTTTACAGCTGCAAACGACTTTAGAAAAATTACTTTAATTAAAGATCCAAACAACGCAAGTGGAACAGCTGCTTCAGCTGCAACATTAAGAGGAACATATGCAGTTAAAATTGCAAGTTCTCCAACACCAGGAACATTTACTGCTGATGAAGAAATTAATCAAGCAACAACAGGTGCTGTTGGTAAAGTTGTTGAATGGGATTCTGTAAACGGTATTTTATATTACATTCAGACAAGGCATAATGACGCTGGGGCTGATAGTAATGGAAATGTAACTGCTTTTTCAGGTGCAAATGTAATTACTGGTCAAAGTTCAAGTGCCACTGGTACTCCAGACACTTCTACACAAACAGTTAACAACGTTTCATTTACTTCTGGATATGCTGCTCCAGAATTACAACACGACTCAGGTGAAATTTTATATGTAGAGAACAGAACAAAAATTACAAGAGCGACTGATCAAACAGAAAATATAAAATTAATCATTGAGTTTTAATATAGAGGAAAGATATGCCAAGTCCAACTGATTTTAATGTCAGTCCTTACTATGACGATTTTACAGAGTCGAAAAAGTTTCACAGAATACTTTTTAGACCTGCATTTGCTGTTCAAGCTAGAGAATTAACACAAGTTCAAACTCAACTACAAAATCAAATAGAAAGAGTATCAGATCACCTTTTTGACAAAGGTGCAATGATTATACCTGGTGAAATTGGGTATGATTTAAAATACTATGCTGTAAAACTTACTTCTAAATCAGCTTCAAGTTTATCTACATACGTTGGTACAAAATTAACTGGCGGAACTTCAGGCGTAACTGCAAAAGTTATAAACGCTGTCGCAACTGACGGTACTGATCCAGATACATTATTTGTAAAATATTTTAACACAAACAGTACTGACAACACAACAATAGCCTTTTCAGATGGTGAAACTTTAACATCGGACGGTTCAGGTAATCCAACTGTTGTTGTTGATACAACTGCTACAGGTTCAGCTGCACAAATACAAGAAGGTGTTTATTATATTAATGGTTTTCACGTTCAAGTGTCAGCACAAACTTTAATCTTAGACAAATATTCAAACACACCTAGTTATAGAGTTGGTTTAACAGTTACAGAATCTTTTGTAACTCCAGGAGATGACTCAAGTTTAAATGATAATGCTCAAGGTACTTCAAACACAAATGCTCCAGGTGCTCACAGATTTAAAATTCTTCTTACATTAGCTAAAAAAGGATTATCAAGTACCGAAGATACAAACTTTTATGAATTGTTAAGACTATCAAGTGGTACGTTGCAAAATCAAGTTAGATCAACTGAATATGCTGTTTTAGAAGATACATTAGCAAGAAGAACATATGACGAGTCTGGTGACTATGTTGTTAGACCTTTTGATATTGATGTTAGAGAACATTTAGCATCAGGTAATAATAGAGGTATCTATACATCAGCAAACGGTGGTGATACTACTAAACTTGCTGTAGGATTTTCTCCAGGAAAAGCATATGTAAAAGGTTATGAAATAGATACTATAGCTACTACTTACATTGATGTAGATAAGGCTAGAGATTTCGATACACAAAATAATTTTAGTACAAGATTTGATATTGGTAACTATGTTAACGTAACAAACGTTTATGGTACACCAGATATTGCTTCTGCGTCAGGTATTGAACCATTTAAAGGATTAACTCTCCATAACGTGGCTACAAGTTCACGTGGTACTGCAAATACAGGAACAGAATCTTCCGTAACACAAATAGGAAGAGCAAAAAGTAGAGGTTTTGAATATTCATCTGGTACTGCTTCGGCAAATATTTTTTCAAATTCAAGTTTAACAAGTGCAATTTACAAACATTATCTTTTTGATATTGTTTTGTTTACTCATTTAAATATTAGAACAGCTCAATCATTTACAACTGGAGAAGTTGTAACTGGTGGAACTTCAGGTGCAACTGGTGTTGTACAAACACACTCTACAACTGAAAGTGCTACAATTACAGATATTACTCAAGCTGATCCTGCTGTAGTTACAGCAAACAACAATTTTAAAGAAGGTCAACAAGTTACAATTTCAAGTGTATCTGGTATGACTGAAGTTAATGGTAATGTTTATACGGTTAGAAATCCATCAGGTACAACATTTGAATTATATGACACAGACGGAACAACATCTATAGATTCATCAGCGTTCACTGCTTATAGTTCAGGTGGAACAGCTGCACATGGAGTTGTTGTAATTTCAAGTGTACAAGGTGACTTTGTTGCTGGAGAAACTATTACAGGTGGCACATCAAGTAACACAGCAGTTATTCAATCAGACGCTGTTGGTTTAAAAGGTGTTACACCATTTGATTTACCATCAGTTAAACAAATTGCAATGGCTGGTAGTCCAACATTTACTGCTGATACAGCATTAGATGCTACAAATGGTGATAACTTTGTTTTAACTGGATCAATTGACGTTGGTTCAGGTTCTGCTGATGTACAAGGTATTAATACAAGATTTACTGAAGAATTAAAAGTTGGCGACTCAATTTCATTTACAAATGATAGTGGAAATACAGAAACAAAAATAGTAGAAGCTATTATTTCAAATTCAAGTTTGACATTATCAAGTGTAACTGCAGCTGCTTCTACAAAAACAATTGTAACAAGAAGACGTGCAAAATCACAATCACCTGAAAAAAATGTTTCTATATTTAAATTACCTTATCAAAACATTAAAACTTTAAAAACAACTGCTAACGGTAACGCTTCAGATACAACATATACTTTTAGAAAACACGAAATTAAATCTTTAACTGGAGATGGTATTGGAACATTTAATGCAGGTGTAGATGAAACGTTTGCTGATTTATCAGAAAGTGATTTTTCAATTTCAATAACATCATTAGGTTCTGGAAGTTCAGGTGCCGTTGGAGATGTTTTAAGTTTAACAGGAAACAACCACGAAGGTACTTCAATTTTTACCTTAAACGTTGCAAAAACACAATTAACAATTGACTTTGGTGCTAATTATGCTTCACACGATATAAAGGCTTTACTAACTATAAACAAATCAGTAGGTACATCAAAAACAAAATCTTTAACAACAGGTTCACAGGTTGCAATAACAGATCAAACTACAATTGAAAGTGGTACAATAGGTCTTGCAAAAGCAGACGTTTATCAAATAAATGCAGTTTATATGGCTGCTAATTTTTCAACAGCTGCAACTACAAGTGATACAAATATTACAAGTAGATTTGATTTAGACAATGGTCAAAGAGATAATTTTTATGACATTGGTAGAATAAAATTAAAAGATGGTGAAGTAACACCAACAGGCCGACTATTAATTGATTTTGATTATTTTACTCATAGTTCAGGTGATTACTTTGATGTTGATTCATATTCAGCAATTAATTATGAGGATATACCAGCATATACTTCATCTACAACAGGTGTAAGATATGAGTTAAGAGATAGTTTAGATTTTAGACCAAGAGTTGATGACGCTTCTACAATTAATTCAGGAGTACAAGACAGATCGTTTGATGGCACAGGTGCCTCAACAGTACAACCTATTAAATTTAATTCTGATGTAAGATCAGATTTTGAATATTATTTAGGAAGAGTAGATAAAATATTTTTAGACAAAGATGGTAATTTTAAAGTTGTAAAAGGTGCTAGTTCAATAGCACCAAGAGTTCCAGGTACTTTAGATAATGCTATGCACCTATACACATTATTTTTACCAGCATACACATTAGATACTTCCGATGTAGGTATTGAACACGTTGATAATAAACGATACACAATGAGAGATATTGGTCGTATTGAAAGTAGAATTGACACAGTTGAATACTATACTCAATTATCTCTTTTAGAAACAGCTGCACAAAATTTACAAATACAAGACGCAAATGGTTTTGATAGATTTAAAAATGGATTTGTCGTAGATAACTTTACAGGTCATAATATAGGCGATGTTGGAAATAAAGATTATAAAGTTTCAATAGATTATGCAAAAGGTGAATTGCGTCCTACATTCCACGAAGATGCTGTCAAATTGATTGAAAGAGATGATGATGGCACAGCAATTGTGGCCGCTGATAGAACAGCTGCAAACTATCAAAAAACAGGTGATCTTATTACTTTACCTTACACAGAAGCTACTTTAATTGATCAACCATATGCAAGTAAAGCTATTAATGTAAATCCATTTGGAGTATTTACTTGGATAGGGTCAATAGAATTAACACCTCCAGGTGATGAATGGAAAGAAACAGAAAGAGCTCCAGAATTAGTTATCAACAATCCTAATGGTAGTTGGGATAACTTAACAAAACAATCTGGTAATAGTGGTCAGTTATCTGAATTTCCTATGAGTACAGTTTGGAATTCTTGGCAAGATACTTGGACAGGAAGACCTATAGAAACAGAAAGACGTGATATTGGAACTTATGAAGTAAGAGGTGGCCATGGTTGGAGAGTTATTGCTAGACAAGAAGTCACTACTGCACAACAAGTTTCACAAACAAGAACAGGTATTAGAGCTGTTGCTGTACCAGAAACAATTAGAACATCTATTGGTGATAGAGTTGTTTCAGTTGCCTTTGTTCCTTTTATAAGAAGTAGAACAATTACATTTAATGCAACAAGATTAAAACCAAATACAAGAGTATATCCATTCTTTGATAATATTAATATTGCCTCATACGTAACACCTGACGGTGGTTCTTTAGGAGGTAATTTAGTTACAGACGCTAATGGTTCAGTAACAGGTACTTTTGCAATACCTGATCCAAAAGTTGACGCAAATCCTAGATGGAGAACAGGACAACGACTATTCAGATTAACAAGTTCTTCTTCAAACAGTTTAACAAATGCAAATGTAGAAACAGCGGCAAACGTTGAGTACGTTGCAAGAGGATTATTAGAAACTGTAAGGGAAACTATTTTATCAAGTAGAGAAGCTCGTGTTGAAATGAGAAGTGTTACTGAAACACAATCTATCACAAGAACATCTACAAGAACGGAAGAAAGACAAGTTGGTTACCACGATCCTTTAGCACAAACATTCTTAATTGATGATGAAGGTGGTGTATTCTTAACTTCAATTGACATATTCTTTAGTACAAAAGATAGTGCTATACCAGTTACAGTACAAATTAGAGATGTTGTTAACGGTTATCCAGGACAAAAAATATTACCATTCTCAGAAGTTACTTTAAATCCTGGTTCAGTAAATACAAGTACGGATGGTACAGTCGCAACTAAATTTACATTCCCAAGTCCAGTTTATATACAAAACAATATAGAATACTGTTTTGTTGTAATGGCTAACTCACAAGATTACAATGCTTATGTAGCAAGAATAGGTGAAACATCATTAGACTCAAATAGAACCATATCTGCTCAACCTTATGCTGGTGTATTATTTAAATCTCAAAACGGTATGACTTGGTCTGCTGAACAAAATGAAGATATGAAGTTTAAACTAAGAAGAGCAGAATTTAGTCAAGTTACAGGTACAGTTACTTTAACAAATGATACTTTATCTACAAGAACACTTAAAAATAATCCTTTAAGAACAACAAATGGCTCGTCAGTTATTAGAGTATTCCATCCAAATCACGGTATGCACGGAACTGATAACAATGTTACGATTGCTGGTATACCAAGCGGAACTTATAATGGTATTGATACTACTACAGAT